GACCCGCCCGGCCCCTGGGCACGATGCTCAGGTGGTTGTAGCGGATGTTTTTTTGTACGGCGTCGTAGTGCCCTTCGGTAGCGTGCTCACCGGCCACGGGCAGCACTTCGGCTTCGTAGCCGCAGGACAGCTCCACGTCTTCTCCCCGGCCGCGCAGATCGAGGATGTATTGCACCACGGCCTTGTCCATGATTTTGACCGTGCAGGTGACGAACTGATCGTCATGGGTGACGTTTTCTCCGGTGATACCCACGTTCAGCCGGCGGTTATTGTCCACGGTGACCCGTTTTTCTTCGGGGTGCTGGAAGGTGACCGGGATCATCTTTAAGCTGGCCAGGGAATCCTGGGCAAAGACTTCTTCAGGGCTGCGCAGTTCTCTGATGATGTCGCCGTTATCGTCGGTGTAGTCGAACACGCCGGCCCGGGTGACCACCGCTTGGCATACTAAAAACCCTTCGGGGGTGATTTCGTAGCGGTCGTTTTTCAGGGCGTCCAGCTTGACGGTGATGGTGCGGATCATGGCCGTTTTCTCCTGGTTTTGGTAAATCGCTTACAAGGCCCCTGAGAGCCCGAATATCGGGGCCTGTTTTTGACCCATGCTACGGGTCGAGTCGAAATCGTTTAAAAAAATCTCGGCGAATTTAAAAAGGGTCTGGGCCATATCCTGTGCTTCTCCCATGATGTTCTCCTAGGCCGCCTGCTCAACCGGTAAAATCATGAAGTCATCCAGCACCGGTTCGGCCGTGCAGCGGCATTGAAAGTCTTCGCCCGGATGGCCCGGGGCTGGCGGGTTGTCCCAACTGAATGTTTTGCCGTCGTTGATCAGGTGGCTGGCCCGGGTAGCGCCGTCCTTGACCGCCCGCCAGATGTATTGTTCGACACCGGTTTCTTTTTGTCTCAGTTCGGTGAGCTTGCCGTTGAGCTTGGCCACCTGGTCGCGGGCAATGAATTTGGCGCGGCGTCGGGTGATCTCCAGGCGCTGTTGAATTGCTTTGGCGATGGTTCGGTTGCTGTCACCGGCTTCCACCCGGGCCATGAGCAGACTGCTGATATCGGTTATTCCTTTTTCGGAGATGTCATTGATCAGGGCCACGTTGCCGGTGACGAATCCGGACAGCTTGTCTTTCAGCCAGCGCTCCTGCCGCAGGACGGGGATGCCCAGGACCGTGGTGAACTGGCGGTCTACCTGGGTGCGGTTGAAGTCGCTGACTTTTTTGGCCGTGGTTTCTGAGGCGTCCGAGGCGGTGGTCGGGGTGATATTTTCGGCCACGGTGATGCGGATGCCGTCCACGGCCAGGCTGATCAGGTCGGCGTAGCCGGCGTCCAGACGGCCGGCGGCATCGGTTTTAAAGGCCTGGTCGCGGGCCTGCACGATAATGGGAAGATCTTTAGTCACCATTGTTTTGACGGCTTTAATAAAAGGTAACGTCAGTTGAAGCAGTGTGCGCTCATATTCACGTTCCAGGCCGTGGGGATAAAGCTGGCGCGGCGGCCTGCGCTTTCTCGGCAGCCGTTTGCCGGCGGTTTGGGCGGCGGCCCGGCGGTTGCGGATGGCGATGATTTTGTCAGAGGGCGTCATTCTCGGCCTCCGTTTCTCGCTTCGGGTCGAATGCCTCGACTTCCGCTTCCTCGGATATAGCGTCCGTATCGCCTCCATCGCCGGCCGGCCTGCGGGTGTCCGGATCGATGACGGTCTCCATGCTGTAGCCGTCCGGGCCGAACCGGGAGACCGCCACCTCGGCCGGGTCGAGCACGCTGTTCATGATGTAGATCTGATCGGTCTCGGCCTGGATCTTGCGGGTTTCTGCCAGTTCCTTGTCCGTGGGCTGCCATAAGGGGGAGAACTCGAAGGACCAGTCTTGGATTTTGGATTTCTGCTCGGCCAGCAGTAGATCGATGATGCGGGTGATCGGCGCGCGCAGGGTTTTTTCCTGATAGGCTTTGACGCCGTCGTAGTAGTCCCGGGTGGTTTCTCCGGCGCCGGCCAGGGTGCCCAGCTGCTGGCCGAACAGTCTTGTTTTGGGAAGGTTGGCCGCTGCGGCGGTCAAATCCATGAAGGTGGTCAACAGCTCCACCAAACCGGTGATGGGGGTCTGGACCTTGGCAAACTCTTCGTCCTGGCCGATCAACGATACACCCAGGCTGGACATCTGGCCCACGGCGTACTGGATGCGGGCCATCAGGACATCTTCCTGGCCGTCGGCGATGAGCTGGGCCAGGTTGGGGATTTTCAGGGTCTTGGTGATAAAGTCCTGGAACAGTACGGCCGCGCTTTGTACCGAGATGCCGAACTGCTTTAGATTCTCGTTGATGGCCGTAAAGATCGAATCGTCCCAGCCCTGGTTTTGGGCGCGGACCCGGTCGGGCAGCCAGGCGCCGTCAAAGCGGATCACCCGGGAGGCGTGGACCAAACTATCCGGGTTGTCGGTGGTGATGGTGGCCGGGTTGATGCGGTACAGCTCGGGCCGGCCGAACGCCGGAGCCAGCGGATCGTCGAAGGTTTTGACGATGGTCAATTGCCAGCGGTCCAGCACGGTCAGGGAAGTCAGCTTATCCACTCGCTCGATGTTCAGTTCAACGGAAGGCTCCTGTGCGTCCACGGCCCCCAGCAGGATAATGCTGCCGCCGTACAGCCGGGCCATGCGCAGGGCTTCCTCGATGCGCTCCCAGACGAACAGCTCGTCCATGCGCCGGTCGATGCCGGCGCCCAGGTCGGGGTCCTCGATGTTCAGCGCGATGCCTTCCCGGCAGGCGTCGGCCGGCAACAGGTCCACGATGCGCCGGGCCAGCCAGTAAAAACGATACAGGTGTTCCAGTTCGGTCTGGCCGGCCACAAGGTCGGGGACAAAGCCGGTGCGCTGCAACGGATCGCGCATGCCGCCGAACCCGGAAAAAGCGTTGAAGTAGACGTCCTTGCGGGTATGCAGTACTGTTGGGGTGCCGCCGTTATAAGCACGCGGGGGTTGTTGGGCGCGGGCATCGAAGGCGGCCAGTTTACGTTCAAGATCCATCAGGCCACCCGCCTTCCGAGTCTTGCCGCCAGTCCGGAGAACCGCCCGCGCAGGGCTTCGGCCACCGTGGTCCTGGCCGTGGTGCCGGCCTGGACCGCCAGGGCCTTGGCCCAGAAGTGATCCGCGTGGCCGGTGTCGTCGGTGCGTTCGGCATCGAATCTAAAGTGCCCGGTGGTGGTGGCGTAGCGTTTGACGCTGTGCAGGGAGTCGCGGATCTTGGCATCGGCCGGGATCTGGCTGGCGCGGTCTTCGAAGTTTTGCTTCAAGGCCGTGGCCAGGCTTTCCTTGTTGCCGATGGTAAAGGTGACCGGTTCCACCTTGTGGGTGCCGTAAAGATCCTGGGCGCCTTCGGCCAGCTGGGCGCCGATGCCGGTTTCGTCGATGCAGGCCCGGCGCAGGTTTTTTAATGACAGCAGGGTATGCAGGACCTGCTCCTGGACGAAAAAGGGTTGCCGGCGAAGTTCGATGACGGCCACGGTGCGCAGGATGCCGTTGATTTTCTGGTCCAGCCAGAGAACGGATAGGTCCTTTTTGCGGCCGATATCAAAGCCTAAATACAGGTCGCCCAGGAAGTCCACGGAGGCCAATGTATATAATGGTAGATCAGGCCGGACCCGGGTGCGTTTTAATTCATCGTAATTGATCCGGGCAGCCGCGATCAGGGCGTCCACCCAGGACGGAGATGGATTTAAACGGACATCTTCCACCGTAGAGATCAGGTCGTGGCTTAAAAAGGCGCTGGCCTCGTCCGAAGGAATGCACTCGAACTCTTCTTCCCAGGCGTCGTTGTCGTTTAACGCCAGGCGCAGGTCCTCGGGTTCGCAGGGGGCGCCTTCGTCGTCTTTGAGTTCCAGGCCCATTTGCACGGCCTGGTGGATGCTGATGAAATGCTTGGACCAGCCGCCCCGGTCGCCCACGTGTGAGTAATCCGGACCGTTGTACCTTTGCAGGGTGGGCGCGGAATAAAACAGCTCGTAGAACTTGTTGCTCTTGCCCTTGAAGGTGGAGATGATCCGGATCTTGTACCCCCGGGTGACCGTGGGAAACAAGGCTTTCCAGATGGCCCGGCTGTCCTTGTGAAAGGCGAACTCGTCCAAAAGGATGTGAGCCGAATGCCCGCGCGCCGTGTCCGGGTTGGCCGGCAGGCCGATGATCCGTGACCCGTTGGGAAAGACGATCTCCAGCTGCTTGTAGACCGTGCGGTCCTTGTCTTCGGCGTGAAATTCTCCTTCGATCTCCTGGACCGCCAGGCCCACGGCCCGGGCGTGCATGGCGGCCGTGGCCATCAGTTCCTTGGACTGGCGTTCGCCGGCGGACAAAAAGACCCACTTGGTCTTTCTTTCGTAGCAGTCCAGGACCGCTTCCAGGGAGGTGCCGAAGGACTTGCCGCCCTGGCGGGTGATCACGCCGATCTTGAACCGGCTTTTGTCCTGGACCCAGTTTTTTTGATACACGGTCAGGCGGATGGCCGGATCATGGGGGGCGGGCGGGAGCATGTCCCGGCCGGTGGGGCCGCTATCGGTCTGGGCGCGGTCGTAGCCGGCGATCTGGTTACTGTGGCTGGCCGGAGGCGTACCGGACGCTAAGGCGCGTTCCTGGAAGATTAAAAAAACCAGGCCCACTGCCATGATCAGGATCAGAAAGCGGTATGCTTTAGCCGGCCAGCCCATAGATCTCTTCCTTGATGATGCGCAGGGTGTCGGCATCCAGGTGCTTGGATTTTTTTTCGATGTTGGCCATGGCTTTCTTCGCTTTTTTCTCCAGCTCGCCTTTCCACTGGTTCATTTTCACGTGGGCGGCCTGCAGCTTGGCCACGTCGGCGATCAGCCGGCTGTTGGCGGTGATGTCGGCCGAGCCGTCGATCAGGGCCGACCAGACTTTTTTGAGCAGCATCTTGCCCACGGCCTCTTCCATGGGCATCCCTTCGTCCACGTCGGCGTTGAGCACCCGGGCCTGGTCGTTGAACTGCAGGATCTCCTGGTACAGCTCTAAAAACCACTTGCCGTAGCGGCCCACCGAGGACTTGCCGATCTGGTAGCCCTGATCTTTGAGCCAGGCTTCGCCCTCTTCGTAGGTCATGCCTTCCAATAAAAGCCGGTTGAGCTGTTCGCGGACCGGGGCGGGCAGGTCGGTCTCGACCTTGTAGCGTCTGCGGGTCTGTTTGCCGCCCACTAGTCCAGCTCCTGTTCAAT